ATAGACCCCTTGGAGTATTTGATCTTCAAAGATAGATACGAATTGGTATCAGTTTATCACAGTCATATCAACGGAGATGAGGAACCTTCTGAGTTTGATGTGAAAATGTCTGACAATTGTTGCATACCTTTTCTCATATATAGCACAGAAAGTAAAAAATTTCATCTTTATGAGCCACAAAACTTGGAAATAGATGTAATTACATATAACAGGTTTAAGGCAGATTATGACAACTATTAGGCTCCACGGAATTTTAGCACAAAAATACGGTAAAGTATTTAAGATGTACCTTGATAAACCAAGAGATGTGGTTAGAGCTATAGACGCCAATAAAGATGGATTTAGAAAAACTGTCGTAGATTTGCAAAAGCAGGGGTTTAGTTATGAACTACTTGTGAATAGAAAAAGATTGAATAAAGATTCCTTTTTAAATCAAAAAACACCCAAAGAGATAGATTTTGTTCCTTTTATTGTTGGTTCTGGAACTGAGTTGCTAATAGGATTGGCTTTAGGTTTGGGTTCTGCCCTTATTCAATACGCGCTTATGGACCCCGGCACTATTGATGGCGGCGAGTCCACGGTAGGGTCAGATCAGGGGTCTCTGACATTTAGCGGTAGTCAAATTAACCTTACAGCTCAAGGATCTCCCCTGCCAATTGGTTATGGTCGTTTAAAAGTAGGTTCTAGCGTTATCCAATCTTCAATTAAATCTGTACCTCAGACATTAAACCCTGTTGACGCTATGACAGCAGATCAATCAAGCTTTAATGTAGAAATCTCAGATGGATCTAAGTAATAAAATGAATCACCTATCTAGAAAAAACAAACTACATGGCGCTGGCAGTAAGCAGCCTGATGTTAAACCTGCGGTTTTGAATCCTCCTAAAATAGGAGATTTTCAGTTTGGCTCTTCTTTTAGCTTTCTTGAGACTTTAGATCTTATCTCTGATGGGCCTATTGAAGGGTTGGTAGACACTCAAGGGAGTCTTTTACCTAAAAATTACATATCTAGGGGCGTTTATTTGGATAATACCGCTGTTTCTATAGGGTTAGATAGTGAAGTTGATATTGATTATCAAGAATCTGTAACAGAATTAAAGAAGGTCTCTTTGACGATAAATAGCTTTAATAATTTAGATGATGAAGGAGCTAGCATATCTCAATCCGTTAAAAGGCTAAATGTAAGAAACCCTCAATTTGCATTAAGTTGGTCGAACTTGGTAGGTGGGATAGAAGCTTTTCTCTCTCCCGGACTCGTTCTGCACAATGTAAAGTTCTTGGAGTATTCAGATAACACAGATTCAGATTTTAATGACGTTCGTTGGTATGCTTTCCATGCGTTGTTCCCTAACAAAGATACTTTAGGGGCATCAGATTTTGCTGTAGCTTTTGAACATAATACAGCTGGAAAGTTCTTAGAATCGAATGGCAAGTTTCCTGTAGCTGCCCCCGGTTCAGTTTTGAGTAGCGCTAACTATTTTTTTAAACAGAAGACAGGTTCAGAGTTTGAAGTCTTTGAGAAAATTAAAGAGGCGTGGAATCTTTATGGACCTAACCGCGATGGAGTTGTTCAAAATGAGTTCATGTTGAATTTGATCCGTCGTAAAATGAATTCTGTTTTTGGTACTGAGTGGCAAAAGAAGACGGCTAAACAACTACAAGAAGAGTGTTTCGATGGGCGGGGATATTGTTTGATGTATTACCCTGATAGGGATTTACTTTCAGGTGAAACTTCTGTTAAATTTACAGAGCCTAAATCAGTCAGTTTTGATTTCACTAAAGTTGTAAATGGTGATCAGATTAAAGTTAATCTTACTCAAGGTTCGGAAGTTAAAAATTTGCTAATGCCAATATGCGATTCTAGCGGTAATGTGCAAGCCGGTTCAGATCTTTTGGGGGGTATATTTATTTTTATTGAAGCTCCAGAATCTTTTTCTGATGTCGTAGGAGAAATCATGGGTAACGCTACATTTTACTTCCGAATCCATGAGATTATAAAAGAATTAAAAACCATCACAAACTTATCTCTTTCCCAAAGTGATGTTCCAGATTTATCTAAATATAATTATAACAACGTTCTTATAGAAAGCCGAAACGGGAAAGAATTTCAAAACCCGTTTCAGTTTTTTAATAAAGTCCATATAGACAAATCTGTAGAGAAAAATGTATATGGCCCATTTAAATCCTCAGGTCAAGTTCAAAGATTGGCAAGGTTAACCGTGGGGGGTACGAAACAAGATAAAGATAATTTCAAAATGGAGGGTAGTCGTTACGATGGCCCTTGGCAGCAAGCCTCCGCGCCTAACGACTCTCAACGTGTTATATCTCTAAATGCTAAAGGATTACCTATCGATGAAGGGAGTAACGATACGGTTCGTGTTGGGACAAATGATCAGTTTAATAAAGATTTCTCATCTTGGAACTCTAAAAACGAGCAGTTTGTTACAGAAGAAAGGGCTTCCCCTGTCACTTATATAATTCAAAACCCTAATGTTTCAGAAATATTTGTCACTCTAAAAATCGATTCTTTGTTTGATACTGTAGAGAAACAGTATGGGAAGGACGATGAAGATTTTAAGTTGGGGGACAAATTACCCGCTATACTCAATGTAGAAATCGAAGTGGGTAAGGTTTTGGGGGATGGATCTCTTAGACCTAGTAATACTAAGACTTACAGGATAGCAGCTCTTATTGAGGGTTCTACACTGCTAGATATAGGTAACCCAGATTCTTTAGCTGCTCCAGAACAATATAAGCATGTTAGAGATTTAGATGATGGCGCAAGTATAGCGGACCTTTCTGAACCTTTTACACTCCCTAGTGTTTACAGCGCTTCTGCTAATAATGTAAATTCCTCTGTTGAAAAAAGGTATGTGAAAGTTTCTAAACTCTCTACTGAGACTTTTTCAGTTCTTATTTCTAAAGAATTAACTTTTTATAAAGTCACAGAAATTATACCTGTAAATCTAACTTACCCTTTTTCAGCTATTATAGGGACAAAAGTAGATTCTAAGAGCTTCTCTTCTGTCCCTAATAGAACTTTTGATGCCAGATTAAAATTAGTAAAAATACCTAAAAATTATTACCCCACAGAAACTACTGGTCTCAAAAAAGATAAGAGGTATTATAATAGAGTTGATGAATTCACAAGTTCTGATGATGATTATAAAAGGATTTATCAAGGGGATTGGGATGGGTCATTTAAAATGGGTTGGACAGACAACCCCGCTTGGATCTTGTATGATCTATTAACAAACTCTAGATATGGATTAGGTCAATACGTAGAAGTTTCAGACATTAATAAGTGGGAGCTTTATAAAGTAGGAAGATTTTGTGATGCTGTTGATTCGAATGGTATTTTTGAAGGCGTTCCAGATGGAAGAGGCGGGTTAGAACCTCGATACTCCTGCAACATAGTATTTAAAAGTGATGAAAAAATATTTGATTCCATACAGTTAATATCTAAATTATTTAGGGGCCAAACATTTTTTAGGTCTTCTGAAGTTTCATTCTCAGATGAAAGGGTTAAATCTCCAATCGCAACTTTTAATAATAATAATGTAAAAGACGGAGTCTTTAACTACTCTACTCTTAGGAGGGATCAGCAATTTAACACTGTTGAAGTTTCTTATCTAGATAGGTTTGAAAATTTTACTCCTAAAGTAGAAACTGTAGAGGACGAAGAGGATATACGCAGCCGGGGTGTATTTAAGAATAGGATTAACGGCTTAGGTGTCACTTCTAGAGCTATGGCTAGGAGAATAGCTCAACACCTTATATACAGGACAATTAAAGAAAATCAAAGAGTAGTATTTAGTTCTGGATTAGAAGCTCTGCTATGTCAACCCGGCGATTTAATTATTATTGATGATGACTTAAAGAATGAGAAGTCTAACTTCGGCAAGGTATTACATATTGATGTTGATAATGAGTTTTTAAGACTTAGTGGCCCTTACAGCTCTTCTTCAATGACTGGGATCTTAACTGTCTATAACCCTACGGGGGAAGATTCAATTGAAGATTTAAATGATAAAGCGGGGACAAAACGATCTAGAGCTGAGAGTTTCTCTGTGACGACAAGCTTTT